GCCGGCGCAAGCGCAGGCACCACCTTACGGGCAGGCTGTCTTACGACGGCTTCTGGCTTCTTTCTAAACTAAGGTTGAATGGTCGTTTCGGGACAGCCTACCTGGCTGTTCCTGGTACGAAACTTCCACTCATCCTCCACATTTCGAGTGTGTGGACACAGGATGAGCGTTTTCATTGCTTCACTCGTGAGAGTATAACAGTGAATCCGATAACCGTGGCGCCCGCTGTTTCACAGCAGACTTTATCTCCCTTCATGAATTACAATGGAGGCCTCCGAGGCTTTTGGTTTCAGAGGACTGGATATCGACAGGCTAAGCCTTATAACTTGCCCTTAGACTTTCGTTTTCAGAGTAGTAAAATACACTCATTCGCCACCAATGAACCAGGTAACTGGGGATCTGGTTGCGATAGTGTGCTTTACGAACTTACGCCTGACCCTCGGGTCTATAACAAAGCGTACGACAAGTTTAAGGAAAACCTCGGCAATGCGGCCTCACTAGCCGTAACCCTAGCAGAGCGAAAACAAGCTGTTGAGATGATCGCCAAGCGAGCTACTCAACTGATTGCTTTTTCGAGGGCTCTCAAGAAATTAGATTTTCTCGAGGCTTCTCGGGTCCTTGGTGTAACTGCTCCGCCTAACCAGCGTATCAGATACAAAAAGGGTCGCCGTCAACCTTTCACTTATGCCGTCTGGAGAGACGATAATAGTGGTACGGTTGAACAAAGAGCTAGGAATTTTTACCTTAAGAAACACAGGGGCCGCAAACCTCCTGTTAAGGTAAGCAAGGAGCGTGGTTTAATCCGTGAGGACTCTCACCGCGCTTTTGCAAACAACTACCTCGAGTTTCACTTTGGCTGGTCCCCACTCCTATCGGATATTGGGAACGCTTTGGATATCCTTACACAGGGTATTCCAAATTACCTCGTGAGAGGTAAAGCCAGTTTGACTTCTTCCTCCACTTATATCGTCGGTGATGGCCCTGTTAATAGGCAGAGACACACTAAGACGAGTGGATGGTCAATTAGAGCTCGTGTTGAGGTTACAGATCCAAATACTCGCCTTGCGAGTCAAATGGGTTTTGTTAATCCTCTTACTGTTGCCTGGGAATTGGTTCCTTTCAGCTTTGTTGTTGATTGGTTTGTAAACGTAGGCGATGTTCTCGCCAGTTACAGTGACTTCCTCGGATTCAAATTCCTCGAATCCTCAGTCACCAGTTTCAATAAGGATCGCGTCTCAACCTTCTATGAGTCTATCGACTACGGAGTCCCCATTGGGGTCATCCGAAAATCTGGCTCTTATGAAGGCGTCGACGTCAAACGACGGGTTGGTCCCATACCAGGACCGAGTCTCGCGGTGAAACCACCGTGGGTACTGTCTCCCCGCCGCGGCCTTGCTGCGGTATCACTACTTATTCAGGTTTTTCTTTCTCCTAAGAAGGCTTGATCAACTAACCTTGGAGGGCTTTATGCCTAATCTAACCGCAATTACGGTCAAAAAGAACGACGGCACGACTGATGTGATTTACACCGGTGTCGTCCCATCCGCTGGAGATAAATCTCCTGCGAAATGGCGGTCTCCCATTGGAACAGCTCCGGCCTTCAAGCCTGAACTGACTGTTGTGGCAGCTCCCAACGGTAACGGACAAGTCCGTCGCCTCATTGCCGAGTTTTCCTATCCAGTTACATCCACTGCGACCGATGGCAAAGTGTCTGTCACTGACAAGCCGAAGATGCGTCTCGAGATCCCCCTGCCCCAGGGCATGGATCAAGCGGTGCTCGACGAATTTGTCAGCCAGGGCCTAAACCTTTTTGCTTCGACTCACTTTCGTGATCAAGCAAAGTCTGGTTACGCCTCGACTTAATACTCGTACACTTCACCATGACACATCAACTTCTGCCCACTGAAGTGGAGAAGGCCCTTACGCGTTTATGCGAAGGGATCGGCAGCGACACATCAAAAAAGGTTTTAGACCTTGTTCGACGTGGACGTTGGGATGACCTTGCTAAACTTAAGGTCAACCCGCTTGCTTACGACGACGCTGAAACTTATTTCGGCGACGTTGCTGTCACCTCATTCTTGCGCAAATGCGCAGATCTTCCTACCAGCGTCGACCGTAAGGCCGCCGCTGTTCAGAATTTCTTTGAATGTGAACAGCTATGCAAGAGAACCAACCAACGTTTATCCATTCATCTATGGGATACCTTGGCTACTGAGCAACTTGCTCGTGAAGGCACAAGACCCCGTGATGCGTGTACTCTGCTCATCGCAGAGGCGCGTAAAGAAATGTTTAAACTTTTAGGTAAGTGTCCGGACGGCTTAAAAGGCCGTTTTGGTCCTGGTTCCACCTATGCCGACAAAGGGCTGCTAACCACAGTGCCTGATAAAATGTCATCCCGACCCACTATGACCCCTGATTTCTGGCCTCACCTATTTAACTGGGTAGGCACGCAATGGTCAAAGACCTGTTGCGAATCGGGGAGAGTACCTGTTGTTGTCGAGGGAAACCGTTTTACTACGGTCCCAAAGGATTGCACGAAGGATCGCGGCATTGCCGTCGAGCCCTCGCTAAACTCCTTCTACCAACTCGCTTATGGTAAAGCGATTAGGAAGCGACTTCGTCTCAGAGGTATTAACCTTAAGGACGGGCAAAAAATTCACCAGCAGGTTGCTCGTGAAGCCAGTATATCTGGCGCTTTTGCAACGATAGATCTCTCGAACGCCAGTGACACCGTATGCAAGGTTCTGGTCGAACTCTTGCTCCCAGATGATTGGTTTACGACGCTCTCCGAGCTTCGCAGTCCAACCACCCTTATCGGTGGTGACGTCATCAAACTAGAGAAATTCGCTAGTATGGGTAACGGGTATACATTCGAGCTCGAGACGGCTATTTTCTTAGCTATATCCCTCGCAGTCAGAAACCTCTGGCTGCACCGTAACCCTGACATCCAAAAGATGTCTCCAGGTGACGGTATTTGGGTATACGGGGACGATATAATCGTCCCTACGTTTCTGGCAGACGATGTTATAGGTGCTCTCAAATACCTAGGATTTTCACCGAACGAGGATAAAACCTTTCTAAGTGGAGATTTTAGGGAGAGTTGTGGTGGAGACTACTTCAAAGGCGTCGATGTACGTTCCTATTACTTGAAGGAGTTTCCAAGTGAACCACAACAATTTATCGCAATGGCTAACGGAATTTACAGAATGGGCCGTCAAAACAACGGTTCTCCTGATCATCGCCGTTATCTTCATCGTGTCTGGCTTTGTGTTCTGGATAATCTTCCAGCTCACATACGAAAGTTACGAGGCCCAGAAAGCCTCGGTGACCTCGTCATCCATGACGCGCCTGAATATTGGGTAACCAATAAAATGCGATCGCACCTCCGCTACTTCAGAGTTTATCGACCCTGCCGATTTTATCGAGTCGGCTGGGAACACTTTAAACCTGATGTAGTTTTGGCGACAGCCCTCTATGGAACTGGGGATGGTCTTACGGGAGTAACTCCTCGTGATGCCGTCCGTGGTTACAAAGTAGGCTGGGTTCCTTTGTCAGAAGCCACTTCCAAGTGGCTTCCTACTTAGGATGTTAGGTTAACCTAACACGTTTCTCCCTCTGATGCGGGGAGATGGAGGGGCCTCTGGCCCCAGCAAGCGG